GAGGTCAAACAGGCTTACCAGGGCAAAGCAATGCTGGTGGGTGCTGTACGTCAGCGTCGTGGTGTCGAAGGCTCCACTGTCAAGTTCCCCAAAGTCGGAAAAGGTGTCGCCACTGCTCGCGTCAGCCAAACCGATGTCACCCCGATGAATGTCGGGTTCTCCACCGTTACCTGCACGATGAGTGATTTCAACGCTGCTGAGTATTCGGACATCTTCTCTCAGCAGAAGGTCAACTTTGATGAGCGTTCTGAGCTTGTCCAAGTGGTCGGCAATGCAATCGGTCGCCGTCAAGATCAGTTGATCTTGGATGCGCTTATTGCTGCATCAAGCACCGGCACCGTGGCGAATTCAATTGGTGGTGCAAACACCAACATGAACATCTCCAAGCTGCGTGAAGCTGCAAAGATCTTGAACACCAAGAACGTGCCCTCTGAAGGCCGCAACATCATCATCCACGCCAATTCATTGGCATCGATGCTTGAGCAGACTTCAGTGACCAGCTCTGACTTCAACAGTGTTAAAGCTCTGGTGCAAGGCGAGATCAACCAGTTCATGGGCTTCACGTTCCATGTGTTGGGTGACCGTACTGAAGGTGGCTTGCCCATCGATGGTTCCAGCGACCGCACGCTGTTTGCATTCCACAAGGATGCTGTCGGCTACGCAGAGGGCATCGCTCCTCGGACTGAAATCAACTATGTGCCCGAAAAGACCAGCTACCTTGTGAATGCGCTGTTCTCTGCCGGTGCCATTGCGATTGATTCCGAAGGTATCGTCAAAATCACCGCCCGCGATACTGCGGCAGCGGCTTAATAGGAGGGTCTGAAAATGGCTTTCTCATCGACTGGTTTCAATACCGTTGGCGGCCAGGCAAAGTCTGGTAACGCACCATCCATTTACACCTACGCATCGGCTGACGCACAGTCGGTGATTCGTGCATCTGGTTACTTCAACTCAGTGTCATCCATCCTTCAAGTTGGCGACATCATCTTCTGTTACTCGGCAACGGGTGGCACACCAGTGATGTCTACAGCTTACGTTGTCAGCAACGCCTCTGGCGTGGTTGACATCACTGACGGCGTGACCATCACTGCAACTGATACCGATTAATTTCGGGTTGTTGCATAGGGCCATCTTCTGGGGATTCTCGGAGGATGGCCTTTCTCACATTGAGGGGTTCAAATGGCTGCTGGTGACACTGGTGTATCGATCTGCTCTGATGCCCTCCTCCTGATCGGGGCGAAGGCAATATCGTCTTTCAACGACGGCACCGACGAGTCGAGTGTTTGCGACCGCCTGTATCCCGACATCCGCGACTCCACCCTGGTCATGTACCCGTGGAGCTTTGGCATGAAGAAGGTGCAGCTTGCACAGCTCATCACCACCCCAACAACTGTTTGGCGCTACGAGTACCAACTCCCTGGCGACAAGCTGGCCAACCCCCGCGCCGTGTACGACACCGCGCAGCCGGGAGCATACCCGCGCAAGGAATGGGAGATCCAGGGCGACAAGCTGCTGACCAATCTGCCCGAAGTCTTTATCGACTACCAATACAGCGTGCCAGAGTTTGCAATGCCGCAATACTTTGTGCAATTGCTCAAGTACATGGTGGCTTGGCACATTGCCGAGACCGTGACCGAGCAGCAAGACAAGGCCACCAAGTGGCAGCGCGTGGCCACTGGCGACATCTCTGAGAATGGCCGCGGCGGATATTTCCGCACCGCAGCCCAGATCGATGGCCAGAACAATCCTGTGCGCGTCATTGAAGACTACAGCCTGATCGCAGTGAGGAACTGATGCCACGCTTTGTCGAGTTCACCACCAACTTTGCAACGGGCGAGCTCGACCCGTTGCTGCGTGCACGGGTGGATCTGCAGGCCTACAACAACGCCCTGGCCAAAGCCACCAACGTACTGATCCAGCCCCAAGGTGGCTTGCGCCGCAGGCCAGGCACCAAGCATGTCTTTGCGCTGCCGTACACCGGCACCGAGTCTGCTGGCAACGGTGTGCGTCTGGTGCCTTTCCAGTTTTCGGTTGACGACAGCTACATGCTGTGCTTTACCCACAACCGCATGCACGTCATCAAAAACGGCGTGGTGCAAACCAACATCAACGGTACTGGCAACAGCTACCTGACCACCACCATTGGCTCGACCATCGTGGACGATATGTGCTGGACTCAGTCAGCTGATACGCTGATCGTTGTCCACCCCGACCTGCAGCCGGTGCGCATTACCCGCACCAGCGACACGGCCTGGACGGCAGCAACAATCACCTTTGACGCGATTCCCAAATACGCCTACGACATTGACTTCCACACCAACACCGGCTCAACCCTGACCCCGTCTGCTGTGTCTGGAAATGTGACGCTGACTGCGTCAACCACGCATCACGACTCAGGCACATTGCAAGCAGGAACCAGCACAACCGTCACCCTTAAAGCAACCGCAAGTTCGACAGATGACATCTACAACGGCATGTATGTCACCATCACGGGCGGCACCGGCTCTGGTCAAGTCAGGTTGATTGAGGACTATGTTGGCAGCACCAAGGTGGCCACAGTTGGTGAGGCTTGGACAACCATCCCGGATGCCACCAGCACCTACACCACCACAACTTGGTCATCGTTGTCAGTCAACCAGTACGTCAATGCGCAGCCACAGGGCCGCGCCAGAATCGTTCGGTATGTGTCGGCCACTGTGGTCGAGGCGGTGACCGAGTACCCGTTCTTCAACACGACCGCCATCGATGGTGGCCGCTGGGAGCTTGAGCACGGCTATGTTGATGTGTGGTCGAGCACCAAGGGCTGGCCGCGCACTGTGACTTTCCATGAGGGTCGCCTGTACTTTGGTGGCAGCAAGTCGCGCCCATCCACCGTTTGGGGATCCAAGATCGGCCTGTTCTTTGACTTTGTCCCCAATGAGTCGCTGGACGACGATGCTGTCGAGGCCACCCTGGACACCAACGATCTGAACGTGATCACCGACATCATCTCTGGCCGCGACTTCCAGGTGTTCACCACTGGCGGCGAGTTTTTCATCCCGCAGCAAGGGTCTGACCCGGTCACACCCCTGACCTTCACGTTCAAAAACGTGAGTCGCAATGGCATCAAGCCGGGCACTCGCGTGCAATCGGTGGAGTCTGGCTCAATCTACATCCAGCGCCAGGGCAAGTCGCTCAATGAGTTCATCTTCAACGACACCCAGTTGACCTACATCACCCAGCGCATCTCGCTGTTGTCTGGCCACCTGCTCAAGGGGCCGCAGCGCATCGCCCTGCGCAAAGCATCCAGCACCGAAGAGGCAGACCTGTTGCTGATGACCAACACCGATGACGGCAGCATGGCGGCATTTAGCATCATGCGCAGCCAGCAGGTGACCAGCCCTTCTGAATTCACGACCGATGGTTTATTTATTGATGTCGGTGTGGATGTCAACGCAATCTATACGGTTGCCAAGCGCAGGTTTGACAGCGTAGACAGATACTTCATTGAGTTGTTTGGCTACGAATATTTTACCGACTGCGCATTTGTTGGCGGTGCTGCTGCCTCAATCGCATCTGGTTTGCCGCACATTGACGAGTCGCTCAACGTGATCCTTGATGGCTCACCCCAAGACAACAAAACAGTGACCTTTGGTGGCACGGTGACCTTTGACCGCGATTCGGTGACCAGCTACGAGGTGGGCCTGCCCATCAACGTCTACGTCAAGACCATGCCTGCCGAGGTCAAGCTGCAGACCGGCAGCCGGGTGTCGTTCAAGAAGCGCATTGTGGAAATCAGCGCTGTCGTCAACGAGACACAGAACATGACCATCAACAACCAGCCCGTCGCGTTTCGCCTGCTGGACAACCCCTTGCTGGACGACCCCATCCCAGAGTTCACCGGCATCAAACGGGTCAATGGCGTGCTGGGCTACAACCGCGAGCAGTCCATTGAGGTGTCTCAGAACCTGCCGGTCAAGATGAACCTGCTCGGCCTGGACTACCGCGTGGCTGTTTTCTCAGGGACATGACATGGCAATAACAACTGGACAAGTAGTTGGTGTAGCAGGACTGGTTGGTGCCTATGGTGAATCACAGGCCCAGCAAGCTGCTGCGATCAACCAGCAGACGGGCTACCTGCTGCAGGCACGCGACACCCTGGCGGTGGCCCAGGTGCGTGCTGACATGGCCGATCAATACGCCACCATCCAGGCTGGCCGCACCATCAAAAAGGCCGAGATCGAGGCGCAGAACTACCAGATCGCTGGCAACACCCTGCTCAAGAACATGCGTGCCACTAACGCTGCAATGCGTGCCAGGGCGGCGGCAAGTGGGGTGGTGTTGGGTGAGGGATCTGTCCAAGCCGTGCAGCGCGAGAACGTGGCCGCAACCATGCGCGATGTTGGCATCGCTGACCTAAATGCCTTGACTGCGCGGGTGCTGGGTTTTGAAGATGCCAGTGCCATGCTGCAATCCACCGACTACCAAAACACACTCAACCTGTACAGCGCTCGCAGCCAAGCTGCCCAAGGAGAGTTTGCTGGCACTGCAGCTCGCAGAGCTGGTGGCATCCTCGCTGGCGCAACGCTGGCCAAGGCAGGTGTTGATTACTTGAAAACGAGATAAGCATGGCCACACAAAGAATTGAATCAGGTCAGATGCAAATCCGCTCGGTCGGTGGCGTGCCCATGGTGCAAGCCCAGCAACAGCAGGTGGACTACATTGGACCGCGTGTGGCTGCGCAGGGTGCTGGCCAGTTGGCGCAGATCCTAGACCGCATGAGCGCCAGCGCTTTCCAAATGGCTGGACAAATGCGGCAGGATGAGGCCTTGGCATACGTTGCCAACAATCCCCCGTCAGCACAACAGCTTGAGTATGCAAAAGGCGAAAACGGCACAACTATCGGTCTTGGTGG